CGAGAGAAACACGTTACTACTGAGATTCCAGACTTTTCTCGTGACATTATTCGGATAGGAATCGACTTTAATATTGACAACATGAGCGCAGTTATTGGAGTCGTGCAAAAAGGAGAGCTACACATATTTGACGAAATTAGCGGAGAGCATGACACAGATTCACTGGCAAAAGAAATCCGAAGACGATTTCCACATCACACCATTTATGGTTACCCAGATGCTTCAGGCGGAGCAAGAGCTACAAATGCTGCAAAGACCGACATCCAAATACTTGAGCAGTACAAAATCAACAATATGTCAGGCCCATCGAATCCTTATGTCAGAGATCGGGTGGCCGCAGTTCAAGCGTTGCTAGAAAATGGTAAAGGTCTTGTTCGTTTTCATGTCTCGCCTAAATGTGAAAAAGTAATTGAATGTTTAGAGCTTCAGTCCTATACCGAAAAAGGAGAGCCTGACAAGGATGCTGGCTACGATCACATGAATGACGCATTAGGCTATCTTATTTGGCGAGAGTTCAATCCATTACACATGAACTCAGGTCGTGGTACTGGTATTAGGATTTACTAAAACTATTGTCTAAACTGTTTACATAACCAAAGAGGCTCATCGTGTATAGCGGTTACAACTTTTATAAACGTGAAATGGCTGGAGCGACAGCAGAGGTTAATGATCCAAATGCTGCATGGAAAAATATGGAGCCTCATTGGGTTTTGATTGAGGACTTAATGGGCGGATCTTACGAGATGAGAAGGAAGCACAGAAGATACCTGCCTCAAGAACCTAGAGAACTTGACGATGCTTATGACAACAGACTTGCTCGTTCAGTTTGTCCTCCTTATTACCAACGACTAGAAAGAATGTTGGGCGGGATGTTAACAAGAAAGCCTGTTAGATTAAATGACGTTCCTGATGTTATTCGGGAGCAATTATTCGATGTAGATTTACAAGGGAACGACCTAAATATCTGGACATACGAAACCGCTAGAAAAATGATCCGCTATGGACATGTTGGTGTCCTTGTTGACGCACCGAAAGATGCAACTGGTCGTCCTTATTGGGTCACATATACACCTAGAGACATTCTTGGTTGCAGGAGTGAAGTGATTGAGGGACAGCAAAAGTTAACGCAGTTGAGACTCTTGGAAAAGGTAATAGAGCCTGAAGGGAAGTATGGAGAGGAAATTGTTGAACAAGTTCGATTATTAACACCCGGAGCGTATGAGATTCACCGCCGTAATGCTGATGGTGATTTTCAATTATTTGACGAAGGCTCTACAACCTTATCTGAGATTCCTTTTTCTGTTGCTTATGCAAACAGAGTTAATTTGATGGAATCTCGTCCCCCTATGGAAGATATTGCAGAATTAAATCTTAAGGCTTATCAAACGCAGTCAGACCTTGACAATCAGTTGCATATTTCAGCAGTTCCAATGCTTGCGTTTTTTGGATTCCCTCAAACGTCTGAAGAAGTTTCTGCTGGCCCCGGCGAAGCAATAGCTTTTCCTGCTGATGGTCGAGCAGAATATATAGAGTCCAAAGGAACTAGCTACAACGCACAGTTTGACAGATTAAAGCAGATCGAAGAACAGATTAACGAGCTTGGATTAGCGGCAGTCCTTGGGCAAAAATTATCGGCAGAGACAGCAGAAGCAAAGCGGATAGATAGATCACAAGGCGATAGCACGATGCAGGTGGTCGCACAGCAAATGCAAGACATGATAGACAACTCTTTAATATTCCATGCACAGTATTTAGGAAGCGGAGCGACTGGTAGCAGTTTTGTTAATCGTGATTTCTTGGCAGCTCGTTTAGATCCTCAAGAAATCGGTAGCTTGTTGCAACTTTATACTGCTGGAACAATTACACAAGAGACTCTATTAAAGCAACTCCACGAAGGCGAAGTTCTAGGCGATGAGTTCGACATAGAGGAAGAATTGGAGGCAACGCAACAGGCTTCCTTGATAGAGATGGATCAACCTCTGGAGGAAGAAAAAGAAGAGGAGCCTGAAGAATCAGCAGAACCAGAAGACGAAAGCGATAAAGCTGAATAAATGTCAACAACTGTTCCTGTAGGAGATGGAATACCTTCTGCGTTTTATCGCAATGCGATAGATCTAAATCGTTTTAGCAATAGCGTTTCTAAGAAACTTGTTAACTCTTATAACAACGTAATATTAAAAGCTGTCGAACAACTTGAGAAAATAGAGAAGCAACCGAGAAGTAAACAACCTGCTTATAAAGCAGCAAGATTAAGAGCGTTAATTAAACAAACAAAAGAAAGCTTGAACACTTGGGCGGGTGGAAGTGTTGACGAGTTAATTACAGAACTTGAAGGCGTTGCAAAGGTTCAGGCAGGTTTTATTGAGGAGCAACTAAAGAAATCAATACCTAGAGGAATGACAGAAAAGATTAGTGACCAACTTGGTTATGCTATTAATTCTGTTTCTATTAGTCCGTCGTTTGCGAAGGCTGTTGTTAATACAGATCCAACAGCATTAAATCTAGCTGTTTTAAGAAGTGATTTGGCTGGAGCAAAAGCACCAAAAGGAACATTTAAGTTAACAGCCAAGGAAGGTCAGACAATAACTTTGCCTAATGGAAATACTGTTAGGAAATCTTTTTTAGGAATTGCTGAAGCAGAGGCCAAAAGATTAAATCAAGTCGTGAGAACAGGTTTACTTGGTGGGCAAACTACTGACGAGATCGTTAGAGATCTTGTTGGGACTTTGCAAAAGGATCAGAAAGGAAGCTTGAGTAAATTATTAGCTCAAGGTGGAGCTGCAACCAAAAGTGCTAACGGTCAAGTGATGACCATTGTTAGAACAACTGTTAATCAGGTTACAAACACAGCGAGTCAAGCGGTTTACAAAGCTAATCCTGATGTCACCGAAGAATATCGTTATGTTGCAACCTTAGATTCTCGAACTTCTCCTGTTTGTAGGGACTTGGATGGACAGATCTTTAAATACAACGAAGGGCCAGTTCCTCCACAGCATTTTGGCTGTAGGTCTACAACTGTAGCTGTTATTAATTACAAAAAATGGGGCTTTACTCCGCCTCCTGCTGGAAAGAGAGCTAGTGTCGATGGGCCTGTTCCTGCTAATACGACTTATGGAAAATGGTTATATGACCAAAGAAAACCAAATACAAAGTTTAAAGCTGGATCTGAACAAATAGCTGCATTAGGAAGAAGTAAAGCACAATATTTTAATCGTCTTGCTAACAAGTATGGCCCTGATCAGGCGTTAAAGAAATTAATTAGAGAAGACAATACTGAAGTTTCCTTGGCTCAACTGCAGAAAAGATACGGTAAGCCTGAAGATATTAAGAAAACAGTTAAAGCAAAACCTAAACCTAAACCAAAGGTTGAAGCTTTTGATGTTGACAAGGTTTACGCAGAAGTTACACACGCTAAAAACTATGAGAAAAATCTTCTTGGGGGCGGTGAGTTTGGATCTGCTTTTAAATTTGATGGCGGAATATTAAAAGACGGACAGATTGGACAATATGAGGTTATTGCTTTAGAGAAACTAAAAGGAACTGGCGTAGCACCTAAATATTTAGGAGGATCTTTCCAAGGGAAGCTACAAAATTGGCAGACAGAATTTGTTAAGACTCGTAAGGGCAGAATTGCTATGACGAGAGCAAAAGGAAAAACGCTTGACGATATTTTAGAAAGTCAATCTTTTGATGATTTCTCAATAGAACTTCAAGATAAAAAGAAGAAAGAAATGCTTCAAAGCTATATCAAAGCAAGAAAGAAAATGCACTTAAAAGGAATTGCTCACAACGATTTGCATGAAGCTAACTTTATGTATGACTTCAAATCAAAAGAAGGCACAATTATTGATTTTGGTCTAGCACAAGATAATCCTAAAGCTGCTTTATTTGAAGCTATTGGAGCCGTTACAGGTAATGATTCGTCTGGAGCAGATATTATGTATGACCTTTTAAATTACCGAGAATATGGAAAAAGTCGTTATACGGGAAATATCGGACGGTACGAAAAGAATGTCGAAAATGTTATTAAAAAGCTAGAAAAGAAAGGTTTCGATCCTCAAGAAGAATGGCAAGGCTGGATGTCAAATAGTTCGATAGATATGTACACCGAAACAAACTTAACTCCAGATGGCGAGACATATAAGCTTACAGATAAGGAAGCTTTTAGTCTTTTAAAAGAAATTTACGAAGGTGTTTAAGTATATCCGCCAGCTATATATTCATCTTCGTCAACTTTTCTTTTTTTAGATAATGCTCTTGCTTTTTGTAAATATTCTTTTGCGAGTTCTTTTTCTCCAGACAAGATAGCCTGTTTTCTTAACTGAAGAAGCTGAACGTAAGTTAGCTTTGCCATATCTCTATCTTAATAAGATTAGTGACTTTTGTAAAGGTAGTTGCTACAGTAAATCACAACCTTATGGGTTTTTATGTCCGAAGAAAAGAATCAGGAGCCTATGGCTACTGACGCTCCTATGGAGAATCAAGAAAGCCAACAGCTAAAACAAGAGATCGAAAGTCTCAAAAAGAAAAACTATGAGCTAATAGGCAAAATGCAAAAAAAGGAGCTTATGCAAGTTCCTGACGATTACGAGGCTTTAAAAGAATTTAAACAAAATGCTGAACAATCCCAACTTGAACAGCAAGGAAAATA